TCTTGTACCGGTTCTTATTAATACCAATTGCATGACATGACGTGCCTTGATGGTGACATATATCACGATCCCAGGATTATTAATTTTTGAACTTTGTAACGCCCGCCATCAGGTGGGTTTATTATTAATTCAAAAATAAATAGACATGGGTACAAGTGGAGACAAAATCGTGCTGTTAGACGGCATGGGTTCCGGGAGCGGTAGCGCCGCTAACGGTTTATTATCTATGATTCCGGGTATGTTTACCAGCCTTTTGGGTGGAAATAAGATGGATCCGAATCTAGTCGCGGCGTTGATGAACGGCCGTAACAACCAAGACCAGTTCGGAGGAGCCAACGGCTGGTGGTTATGGATCATCGTCCTGTTCTGGTTGTGGGGCGGACGTGGCTTCGGAAATGGCTTTGGCAATGGCAATGAATGTTGCGCTAACGGTCTTCCGGCTCAATTGAACAACGACTATGGTCGTGAGTTACTGATGCAGGCTATCCAAGGTAACAGAAGCGCTATCGACCAGATCTCTAACGCCCTTAACTGTTCTACCTCTCAATTACAAAACGCTATCTGTAACGTACAAGGCGCTATTGATAAGGTGGCCGGTCAGGTAGGTATGACTTCTCAGGCCGTTATCAACGCCGTACAGCAACAAGGATGTGAGATCGGTAACCAGATTAGCGCATGTTGCTGCAACTTACAAAGCGCTATGGCTAGTGGATTTAACAACATCCAACATTCGTTAGACACCGTAGGATGTAATATCCAGAACGCTATCACCCGTCAGGGATATGAGAATCAGTTGGCTATTACCGGTCAGACGAACGTATTGCAGAACAACTTGACTAACGGCTTCAATAACGTTATTCAATCCAACCAAGCCCAGACTCAGGCGTTGGCTGCTAAGATAGATCTTCAAACTCAAATCATCAATGACAAGTTCTGTCAACTTGAGATGCGTGAGATGCAGAATACTATCCAACAGCTTCGTGAGGAGAAACAGGCTTTGGCTACTTCCGCCATCACCCAACAACAGACACAGAACATCGTTAGCCAGTTAGCTCCAAAGGCTCCGGTTCCAGCCTACGTTGTACAGAACCCGGGTTGCTGCTATACTCCTACCGTAAGGGTGGCTAACGAATGTGGATGCGCTTGCGGCACTACTAACGCCGTATTATAAGAAAGGGGGACAATATGGCTGATTTCAGAGGATATATGATCGGTTCATTCGCCTCCTCTCGTCTTGACAGGGGAGGCATCCCGGTAGTAGCCACTACTGGAAAGGTATCTGACGCTTCTGCGGCCGAACCTACGGTTGATTTTGGCATCAATCCGTGTCAGTGGAACTCACTACCTCCGGAAGGAATATTGTTATGGAAAGTCCGTCATCCGGTGACGGAGACAGAGGCTAGTTATCCCGCCACGATCGTTCTTCCGTCTGGCTTATCCACTACCACTCCTGTTACGGTATCCAACGCCGGGGTTATCGTCAACAAGACACCTATAGTGGATAAGGTTGGGGCACATATGACAGGGCAGGATATTACGACTCCCGTGGCTTCTAGTGATCCTATAGTAGGGGCCTACACCGAGCATCTTGTGTATTATAACAAATGCACCGGCGTGTTCAGGATGTTGGGTCATACGGCTACGGCGGCTACCGCCCCTAGCGCATGAATTTACTAAGAAAGAACAGGGAGGGTAACCTCCCTCCCATTTAAAAAGATCGTTATTATGTTTAAGGATTTAAAGAAAGGATATCAGGTTTATACGTTGGATACCTCAGGGGTTCCTAAATTCTTTATGGGTACGGTGGTTAACGTCTCGGAGCCTAGGTTCGCCCAGTCCCAGTTAGGTCAGTATCAGCAGTTGCAAGATCGGGTTATGGATCTTACTATAGAGGTGGACGGGAAGTCCATGACATACGTAGTTCCAGAGAACCAGAACGTGGCTATGGCCAACGGCATTACGCTAGCCTGCTCCGTGGATCCGATAATGAACCACCTGAACGCCATGAAACGAACCAGTACGGATATCGTGAATAGCGTGGATAAGAATAAGGAGATCATAGAGGCATGCGACAGTATCTTGGAGGATATCAATCCTACTTTTAAGCAGACTAAGGATCAAGACCGAAAGATTAAGAATCTTGAGGAGAAGGTCGATAGGATGGGGTCTTCTTTCGATGAGTTAAAAGAGTTGTTAATTAAAAAATTAGGTTAAGATGAGAGTTATAGATTTAGGCAACGGCCAAGAGGAATATGATGATGAGATCTACGACCGCAGAGGCGGTAGGGGACGCTCACGCCGCTCCGACGGCACTTATATGGGTTACGATGGTGGCGTATATGATCATTACGGTAAGGAACGTGACGGGATGATGGAGGAGCTTGAGCGCCGTGAGCGTGATCTCGAAAGACGCGAGAGGGAACTGGAGCGTAACGAGCGGGAGCTTGAGAAACGTCAAAGACATCATGAGCGGGAGGATGAGATGTACCGTAAGGGATGGTTTGGCGAGCGTGACATCCGTGACGAGTACGATGGTACGGAACCTTATATGCGTAGAGGTAGGAGAAGTCGTTACTACTGAGGAGCAGACGCTGATGACCCGGATTATAAGCGGTATATAGACACCCATGGATATCACTTTTCCAAGGAGTTGGCTAGGGAGGCCGCCGATAAGATGCTTAACGCCGACGGATCCAAGAGAAGATGGACGATGGAGGATGCTAAGCAGATGTTCGATAAATGCGGGGCCAAGAAACCTGATAACGCCACTTGGGGAGATGTCCAATATCTGTTCGCTATGTTCTATAGCGACTACTTTCCTAAGGTATTGGACTGCGACCAGAAAATAGTCAAGGCTGTCTTGGCTTATCTGGAAGACCCTGACGCCCCTGAAGGGGCGGCGTTTGTAAGGTATCTGGCGGTGCGGTGCTTCGTCGGTGACACAATCAAATGGAGTGAGATGATATGATTTGATACAACGTTGGAGAACCCTGTCGGCGATAGAATACCGATGGGGTTTCTTTTTTGTCAAGTATCTTATTATCGTTACATTTGTCAGGAGTAGGTCTTTTTGTTCATAGGTAGGGCGGGCGGGAATGAAAAAAAGGATATCCTCACGGACACCCTTCCCCTTGGTTGAAAATCACTTAAAACATTATGAGTTACTACTACACCGCAAATATAGATAAATAAACGTGAATAGCAATGGGTAAGGGGTATTATTGGATAGAACCTGTGGATCGGACGTTAAATGATTTTCAGTTTTATAAGGCTCGTATCGTGGGTGATCCTGAATATGACGAGAAGCATCATCGTGTTATATTAAGGACGGATAAGTATTTCCCGGTAGGAAGTATCTTCCATGTCCTTAATGATCCGGAGATGTTCGTTATAGAGAGGAAATTTAAGACATGGGGGAATAAGTATGTCATTAAGCCTTGTGAAGGTGAATGGGAATGGGAGTCTGTCCAGAAACTTAAAGACAAGGCTATTATATTCCGTAGCGGATTCCTGCACGGGGATGGTGGTTTTTAATGCCTGTCCGCATCTACTCCCCCCCTCGATTTCTTGGTGTTTATGTATATAGCTATATTTGAGCAAAAATAATTATGATATGGAAGATTTTCAAGGTAAATACAATGGCAAGCAGATAGAGCAGCTTTTGGATAAGGCTAATGATATTGATCTTTCCAAATACGCTCTTAAGACGGATAACGCTCCTACCGCCACAAAATTACAGGCAGCTAGGACTATAGTGCTGTCCGGGGCTGTTAGCGGTAGTGTCTCATCGGACTTTGGAAGTAATGTTACTATCTCCACGACATTGTCGAACTTCGACGCCTCTAAGATCACGTCCGGTACCATTGATATAGACAGGTTGCCTAAAGCAGCCTTAGAGAGAATGGTCGTGGTTGCTGATGATACGGCAAGGTTTAAACTTACTACAGCCACGGCTCAGGTCGGGGACACGGTTAAGGTAACGGCCACGAATAAGATGTATCTGGTCAAGGATGATAGTAAGTTGAATACCGAGGATGGTTACGAGCCTTATACGGCAAGTTCGGCGTCATCTGTGCCATGGTCTGGAGTGACCGGCAAACCTAGCACCTTCGCTCCACCTACGGCGGCGGCCTCCACCTTAGGTGGCGTAAAGGTAGGATACACGACTTCTGGCAAGAACTATAAGTTACAGGTTGACGCTTCTGGTAACGCTTTTGTTAATGTTCCATGGACAGATAATAATACGACCTATAATCAGGCCACGACTGACACTTTAGGATTGGTTAAGATCGGTTATACCTCTAGTGGGAAGAACTATGCCGTATCCTTGGATGCTAATGGTAAGATGTATGTGAATGTCCCTTGGACTGACAATAACACGACTTACACCCAAGCCACGAGCGATAATCTGGGTCTTGTTAAGATCGGATACTCTGCCAATGGCAAGAACTATCCCGTTGTTCTTGACGGTAGCGGCAAGATGTACGTGAACGTTCCGTGGACGGACACCAACACCACATATTCCAATATGGGGGCGGCGACCTCCTCGGCTGCGGGAAAGGCCGGTTTGGTTCCCGCTCCTGCCGCTGGAGCGCAAGGTAAGTATCTTCGTGGCGATGGAACGTGGCAGACACCTCCAAACGCCACATATAATAACATGGGTGGAGCTACGTCATCGGCGGCAGGAACATCCGGATTAGTTCCCGCTCCAGCTGCGGGTAAACAAGCCTCTTTTTTACGTGGTGATGGCACGTGGGTTGTCCCTACTAATACCACATACGCCAAGGCCAATACATCGACCCTTGGGCTGGTAATGATCGGATATGCGGAGAATGGCAAGAATTATCCGGTAGAGCTGGATAGTAGCGGAAAGATGTATGTTAATGTGCCTTGGACAGACACTAATACGACGTATGGTGTTGTAGGAGCTAACGGGTCTACAGGTCTGGTAAAGAACGGGAGTACGGTAACCAGCGCTTCTGGCTATACCGCCTGTCCTATTGTCAGTGGTGTCCCTTATTATAAAGACACTAATACCACTTACGCCAATATGAAGGCAGCTACGGCTTCAGCGGCTGGTGATGCGGGATTGGTCCCGGCTCCCGCAGCGGGGAAACAGACGTCTTTTCTTCGTGGCGATGGAACATGGGTCGTGCCTACCAATACCACGTACGGGTTGGCCTCCACTTCCGCCAACGGCTTATTGAGACAGCTTAATGGTAGCACCTCTGATTTTATGCGTGGAGATGGTACATGGGCTACCCCTCCTAACACGACATATGCCGTGGCCAACGAATCCACTAATGGATTGATGGCGGCCGCCGATAAGAAGACCGTGAACAGGCTTATAGGAGTTAATACGGTCACGACATTAGCCAACCTGCCTATCACCAAGAGAAGTATCACGGCCACGCTATCAGCGGCTACCACCCTATCCGTGGCGTCAGGTATGCAGATAGGAGAGGAGCTGATGATCAGGTGTGTCCCGTCTGCGGCCTTTACTCAAGCCATACCAAATTCAGGAGCTTATGTAAGCATGAGTGGTACTTCTATAACCACTACAGCTAACAAGCCTTTCGAGATAAATATCTGGTGTTACGCTTCAGGCAAGTATAGCATCGCCGTTAAAGAACAAGATTAAAGAATAGATTATGGCATATACATATATAAGCAGGGAAATATATCCCAATATGTTGGTTTTAGACGAACCTCTTGATGATAATTACGCTAAGGGTAATAGCTATGATGATTATATTAATGGCAATCCGATTCCATGGATAGAGCTGGGAGAGGAGCAATTGGCGTTCAAGGAAGCTAATCCTAAAGCCACGGTTAAGGAGATCATTGAAGCTAGGCTAGATGAGTCGAGGATTCTTAACGAGGAGAAATCGGCTAAATATGAGGAGCTGAGATCTTATGAGACTGAAAATCTCCATGAGTTTTTCTTGGATGATCAAGATATTTATATTCCTGAATATGACAGACGTAGCGCTTTGGCTGATGGGGCTATAGTCGGTAAGATAACGATTATGGGTCTGGAGTTCGATATGACGGAAGGCAAGATCTTGATCGGGATGATGGATAAGTACGATAACGATCTGACAACGGCGTTAGGGGACAAGCAAAAGCAGATCAGTATAGCCACTACCGTAGAACAGGTGAGAGCTGTCGATGTTCAGTCCGGCTATCCTGATAAGGTAAGTGTTACCACGGCGTACATCCAGCAACAGGCGAAGGAGAAGGATGCTCTCGATCCTCAAAAAGTAGCTGTCGAGTTTTTTAGGATGTTGGTTAATGACAAATCTTTATCCTTATCATCCAACGAGAAATTGGATGTTAAGGTCCTATTTCCTATATGGGGACAAGAAGGAGCGGAGTTCGGGCTATCCGTGGATACCGGATTTTGTCTTAGGGTAGTTAAGGAGGATACGGATATCCTTTACGAGGTTATCCAGCCTCATACGTTATCGTCAGAATGGGAGCCTGGACTCAGTACGGCCTCCTTATATAAGGTTGTTGACAAGGAGCATGCCGGGACTATAGGTGATCCTATCCCTTATTTCCCTCCTATGGAGATATTTAAGGATAAATATTACATTCAGAACGCTGACGTGTATAAATGCACAAGGGATAGTGGAACTCCTCTTAGTCATAATTTAAAGGACTTAGTAGGGTTGTATGTTGAGGTTGTACAGGGCTAGTCGTATCTACCCCCCCCCTATATTTGGCTTGTGATATGATACAAGTTATTTTTGGCATAATAAAATGACATTTATAAATAAATAGATTATGGCTTCACAAAAATTTGGTTTCGTAACCGTCGACCCGGTATCAGGATCAGGAGATCAGGCGGTTAATTTCTCCGGTGAGAAACACACCGGTCGTCTTCAACGCACTATCAACCTTACAGTCACCACGAACGGCGGGGCTAAGAAGGCGTTGGTAGTTAATCAGGCAGCGGCTGCTGAGGCGGTAAGATCAGACAGCCCTAACGCTTCCGTACAAAAGACAGGTGGTAATGTTACCATCACCGGTAAGTCTAACAGTACTAAGCTTACGTTCGCGGTCACGTCGGCTGAGGAGAACGGGCTTACGTTACAGCTCCCGGCTAACTACACGGCGGCTGGAAAGACTACGGCTAACGGAGCGGTTATCGCCGACGACCCCGGAGCCGCTGGCGAGTTCGTTTGGAGCATCACGATCTCGGGCGTACCGGCCAACGTCACGATCGATGAACTGACGGCTACATTGAAAGTAACCGCCGCTGGTGGTCAGACAGCCAACGTGACGGTAACTCAAGCCGCTGGAGACTCTACTATCGAGCTTGACAATGAGATTATTAACTTGGATGTAAATGGTACTCAACAGACGGTTAACGTAACATCTAACGACAGCTGGACTTGGGCGCAAGCAGCCGCCAGAACCGTATTGAGAATGATGGGACGATAATCAGTTTCTTTTCGTTTACTCAGACCCCGATCGACTTAAGCCGGTTGGGGTTTATTTATTTTACTATCTTTGCAATAGAACGAAAAAACGATATATATATGGCTAATGATTTGAATATTAATTGGAAAGACGGGGTAGGTGAGGTAACGGACCAGCCTCTGACCATCAGCCCGGGGTCCGGGACCGGCAACGCCGCTGTTTCTTTTGGCTCGGTGATGAACAAAGGTCTTGACCGTACCCTTGAGTTGGAGATAACAACCCCCAAAGGCGTTAAGAAGACGCTTACGGTGAATCAGGAGGGATGTAGGCAGGCTTATATCACAAGCGACGGTAAACGGTGGCTGACTAGCGACAATCGGGTGTATGGGGTGTTGAAGAGTGACGCTCCGTGTTAGTGCAACGGTACTTGCCTTATTTCTTATGTTCGCCCTGATGGAAGTATAACGTACACACCTTCCGATGATTGTATAGGCGTTGTCCTTAACGCTCAAGGTAAGAGATTTATGATTGAGAAATATGAGGATCTTAATGAAAGCTATGTAACAGCCGGAGCCGGGAAGGGCAGCAGTAAGGGCAGCCGTTATAGTGTGCGGTTCATCAGAGACATTTAACCATGGAACTGCTTTGTTTTTACAAAATTTGTAATTACATTTGTGGCGCATGTCCATCACCATGCTTTTCATCGCTAATTTATTATAAAGGGATACAGGTCTGTGATGGGATCGGTATCCCTCTATTTTTTAATATGGAGAAGATAAATGTTTTCGATGTTCAGATTCCTGATGGAAGACAAATCCGTTGTATGTCGTATAATAAGGTTACTTATTTTGATCTTGACGATATATGTAAGTTATGTTTCAGTTCATACGATTTACATGATGTGGCTGATACCAAGGTTATGAGTGAGTTCCTGCACCGTGATGGTGATCGTTATTGGGTTACGGTAGATGGCGTAAGGCAGTTGTATCGTAGAGTTGAGTGTAAGATGTGTTTTGAGGTTATAGAAAAATTAAGGGGATTATGAGAGAAAAGAAATTTGATTTCGTGATATATCCGTTGGATTTGATTATCACGGTTGGATTAGATTATAAGACGTTGTGTGATCGTTTCGAGAATATGGAACCTGAGCATAATGGGGAATGGGGAAATAAGGAGGATATGAACAAGGAAGCGTCTTTTGTGAATTTGGTAAAGGATAGGGATGATGATGGTCGATTCGCTATACTTTGGAACTTTTCGAGCGATGATGATATAACGATAAAAAATACCTGCCATGAGTCATTTCATGTAGCCATGAGTGTATGTCAGTTTTGTAATATGTCGCTTGGATTTAAGGTTGGAGAGGATGAGCACGCAGCGTATATAGCTGGTTTCGCTGGTGGTTGTGCTTATGATTTTCTCTATAGTAATAGTACAGAATAGATATAGATTCATTTGTGAAATATAAGAATATCAGCCTCCGCTTATTTGTGGGGGCTTTTTGTTTATCTTTGTCAAAAACATGAAGTTATGTCAAGTTGCGTAATTAAAAGAAATAGTAAGGGTAAGATAACCCGTGTCTTGACCCCTTCCGGAGAGGTATCTACCTTATTCGATAAGATAGCGGGCATAGCCGCCGTAAGTGACCTTAATAAGGCCGCTGAAGCTTATATGACTATTTATAACGATAAGTTCAGGTCTAAGTTCGGAGACTGGACGAGATCCGTGCCAAGGAATAAGGAGGCGGCCAGATCCATAAGCGCCAGACTTAGCGCCAGCGAGTGGGGGCAACTTATGTCAGCCAAGGTCTTGTCCGCCATAAGCGATATGGATGCCCCGGCGTTGGCCAGAAGCCTTGGGAATAGCGACAATGTCGTGGCTTATCTTACCTCCGGAGAGGTAGGTGATGTCAATGATATGGCTGTGGTAGATACGTCCACGGTACAGGAGGTGGATCTGGATTCCATAAACGAGGATAATATTGGCGATACGATACTGAAAGAGGCGTCATGGGATGATATAAG